GCGAGCCCTGTCCAAAACCGAATGTAATGTCTTCTGGTTCTGGGACTTATGACAGCTATTTTGTTGACTTATCGACTGATCATTCCCATTTTGCAACTGAATCCAAAATAGCCTTAATAGAAGCCCGGTTGTCCTGTCTTGAGGAGTCATCATTCCTCGACTCTTGTCTATTAGAACGCGAGATAAAGGCTATTCGGTTGACTTTTACGGTCTCGATAGCCTTATTTGTAACAACGTTAATTTATTTGACCGGAGTCATCATTTATTTTAGCAGATAGAGAAGCGTTAAGGTTGGCAAGCGTCTAAAATGCCAAAACGGGGCGGTAGGACTCGCGTCGTCTCGACAATAATGCCTGTGGAGGGCTATGCACTAGCAGCCCTGCGAAACAGGAATCGCCGCACCGTGGGGGATGGGTAATTGCAATCCAGTATCTACCCCACAGGCACGGGGAACGAGGGCCTGTTCCTATGCCTGCCCCTGCTTCCTCAATCATCTACCCCACAGGCACGGGGAACGAGGGATCAATGCACCTCGCCGCCATTCACAAATCTCATCTACCCCACAGGCACGGGGAGCGAGGGACGAAAGTTGAAGAGGTTCTCATGGCGCGGTAATCTACCCCACAGGCACGGGGAGCGAGGGAAGTTTGGCTAAATTTGGGTCAAGCCATCGTGCGTCTACCCCACAGGCGTGGGGAACGAGGGGGGCTGAACTTCTTAGGGAGCTAGTAGACAAAATAGGAATAACCCCCTATTTTGATAATGAGTATGGCAGAACCGCATGTTTTTTCTGTAATGGATATCTCCTGACCCACGCTGATGACTGTATTTATGCTAGGATTGTGGAATTTATAAGAAATGAATAAGCTAACCGTGGTATTAAGTGGTTTATATTTCCCGATGGCTATTTTGCGATATTTTGAAGCAGCCCTAAAAAGAAGAGAGAACCTCAACCTGATTACAGTAGGCCCATATACGGGCACTATGATCCCGTGGAACAATTGGATGACCCTGCCTGCTAAATACGCGATTCCGCCGGACATTACTTTGCCTCAAGGGGCTCCGTATGTTCCAATTTCGTTTGTTGAGGCTCAGTTAACCCAACCTGCAGATATGTGGATACAGATTGATGCCGGATTTCATTTTGAAGGCAAACCGGCATGTGGCAAAAATGTAATAGTGGCCACTGATCCTCACGTATTGAATTACGACAAACAACGGGGGTTGGCCGATACTTTTTACTGTATGCAAGCCTGTTATGCCCAGCCTGGGGATGAGTATCTACCCTATGCCTACGACCCTATATGGCATGCTCCCCAAAAAGAGGAAGGGCTTTTTGATGTTTGCCTCCTGGGGTTGCATTATCACCATAGAAATTTGTTGGTCGATAAGTTGAGGAAAAGCGGAGTAAAGGTCTACTATGATCTGGGGCCTAGTTTTGATGAAGCGCGAACGATCTACAATCAAGCGCCCATTGGCCTCAATTGGTCAAGCAAAGAGGACCTGACCGCGCGGGTTTTCGAGCTGCTAGGAATGAAGCGGCTGGCTGTCGTTAATCGGGTTCCGGACCTGCCGAAATTCTTTGAGGACGGCAAAGATTTGATAGCCTTTAATACACTCGACGAAGCTGTTGAAAAGGTTCTGTACTACCTGAAAAACGAGGGCGAAATGGAGGCTATTGCCAGGCAGGGACACGAGACGGTAAAGCCCCATACCTGGGATGCCCGAGTGGAACAAATTTTGGAGGGGTTGTAATGAATGATGATATTCTTGACCGGCGTGGAAGATTTGTATTAGAGGAAAGCCAAACTGTAGGGAACCTCCCCTTTTGGGGGCAGGTTATGAGTAAGATGCTAGTTATTCGTTGCGAACACCAGTTTTTTAGTATGAGTTTTGAATATTGTGCTTGTAGTCCATTATTCAGAAAAGCAGAAGAGGGGGAAGTCTTACCTTTGTACAAAATACAGACCAATGAATACAATGATATCGAAGCAATAGAAATTTAGGGAGACTCCCAAATGACCAAGAAAAAGCAGCAGGTGGTCATGGTTATCAAAACCTATGTTGATGGCCAATTAGTAAAAGAGCAATCCAAAGTCGTTTCTCCCAAATCAAACTCTTGGATTTTGTGGGTCGTGGCACTGAGTATCCCATTTTGGCTGTGGGTTCTATCAATGATAGAGGGGGGATGAATTATGGCATATACTTGCAGATATATTTCTGATGATTCATACATAATTGGTGATAAGGATTATGGTCATGAATTGTGTAGGGTAGATATTCGGGAAGGGTTAATGGAATGTTTAACCGAGGATCAAATAGATAGATTCCTAGACAGAATGGCAGAAGACCTTAATAAAATGATAGCAGATCAAACACGGGTGATGGAGGGGGGATAAATGAAAATAGCAGTGACCGGAGCCTCGGGACAACTGGGGCGAGAGCTGGTAAAGCAAGGCTGTCTTCCTCTTCAAGGCCGGTTGATGTCCGAAAACCTGACATCAAATATCAGGGCCATCAAGCCGGATACCATTATCAATTGTGCGGCTATGACTGACGTGGATGGTTGTGAAAAGGAGCCGTTGATGGCGGCTGCTGTTAATATGGGGGGCGTGGAATATTTGAACACTCATTTTAACGGTCACCTCATCCATATTTCAACAGATTATGTATTTGATGGGCAGATCGGACCTTACTGGGTCAGGGCCGACCCGAATCCGATTAATGTCTATGGCTGGTCCAAACTTGGGGGAGAGCTGATAGCGAGGCGCTACAAAGGCCCATCTCTCATTGTTCGCACTACCATATTATTTAGCAGCACTAAGAATAATTTCGTAGCTAAAATTGTGGCTCAATTAGCAGAGGGGAAAGAAGTTGTCCTTTACAATCCTGATATAACAGGCACGCCGACGTATGTGCCTTCACTAGCATCTGAAATCATCCGGTTGGCACGAGAAGAATATACGGGCCTGGCGCATGTGGCAGGGAAGAGGGTTCTCTCTCGATTGACGTTTGCTGCGATGATAGCGGAAATATTTGGCCATGATTTGGACATGATAACTCCCGTTGAAGGGACACCCCCCGGTGCGCGAAGGCCAAAAAACGCGGGGTTAATCTGTGATCATACAGGGTATAAGCAGATTAATAGTCACGACCCAATTGATGGATTGTACGAATTATCAACACAAAAAGGAGCATTTCATGAGAGGCCAATGGAAAAAGTGGAAGCCGGGCGATCCGGTTCTGATAAATCGGATAGTTTGGGATCAAGCTGAAGTTGATCAGATTCAGTCTGTTTTGGATAACGATTGGTTTGGGCCAGGGCAAAAGGTTTCGGAGTTTGCCCTGGCTTTGGCCAACTATACTGATATTGCACATGTTCAGCCTGTCAATTCTGGTTCATCCGCTTTGACTTTGGCAGTTCAGGCAATGTTAATGTTAGGACATTGGAACCCGGGGGACTGGATACTCCACCCCCTCCTAACCTTCCCAACTTCCATTGCGCCGGCCATCCAAGCGGGGCTGGTTCCTGTTTTTGTTGATGTGGACAGAAACACCTATCAAATCGATTTGGATGCTGCAAGGGAAGCCATTAAAAATTATGGGGACAGGATAAAGGGCGCGATCATTCCGCACCTCCTGGGGAATATTTGCAGCATGGTTGATTTGCTTGATATTCTGGATGGGCGCCTACTGATTGAGGACTGTTGTGATACTATGGGCGGATATTATGACGGTTTACATGTGGGGAATTTTGGCCAAGTGGCGGCATTCTCGTTCTATGGCAGCCACCATATCACCACGGCCGGAGTTGGCGGAGCCTTGGCTACTCATAATGAGGAAATATACGAATTAGTTCGGTCTATGGCTCATTGGGGGAGAGATGATTATTCGGTGCTGGCTGATCCCTATGAAAAATTCGCCAAACGGTATTGGTATGAAACGCTGGGCTATGATTATCAGATGACCGAACTCCAAGCGGCTTTTGGAATCGCTCAATTGGAGAGACTAGATCAAGCTAATGTAACAAGATGTCAAAAAGTTTATGAACTTTCTCAGTATTTTTCCAGATTCAACGAGTTCTTTTATTTGCCATATACAGAGGGGGATGCCGAACCCTCCTGGTTTGCTTTCCCTCTGACAATTAAACCGGGCGCCCCTTTTAGCCGAAAAGAATTTGCAACTTATTTAATAGAAAACAAAATAGAAATCAGGCCCCTGTTTACTGGAAACATCCTTGACCATCCCGCTTTTGTTCGTTTGCCTGGTAATCGCAAAATTTTGGCAGGGACAAGCGAGGTAGCCGATTGGATAGGTGATAATTCCCTATTTTTGCCTGCCTGGGGGATGTCAGATGCGGAAATGGGATATATGATTGGTGTGTTAGATAGGTTTTTGATATCCCACGAAATCCCATTTTAAGGAGTTATGGGCACAATGAAAAAAGGTGACATAGTTCAGATTACGGACGAAACACATAGCTGGTTTCCATCCCTGATTATTGTTAGCGATCCCAAGATATGGGGAATACAAGGCTATGTAATTATTCCAAAATCAAATGATGGGAGTGTGCCTGTAGCAATTGCTTTTACCAGGCTTGAAACTTGGCGATTCCAAAAGGTGGGAGATGTGATTTTTACGAAAATATAAAAGTGGTATGGAATATGCGGCCCTTTCAAGCGTCTAAAATGCCAATCCGGGGCGGTAGGACTCGCGTCGTCTCGATAATAATGCCTGCGAAGGGCGACTCGTTAGAGGCCCTGCGAAACAGGAATCGCCGCTCTGTAGGGGATGGATAATGGCGGAAGTCAGTGTCTACCCCACAGATGCGAAGAGCGAGGGTGATTAACGCAGTAGCAACGGCGGCAATCGTACGTCGATCCCACAGGTGCGGTGAGCGAGGGCTAGAGAGCCTATTGGAGACACGTCTACCCCACAGGCACGGGGAGCGAGGGGTAGTCGGACAAATTACAGGAAATATTGAACCATGAAAAACAGGAAAATCAGTATCATCACCCCGGTCTGGAATCGAATCGACTTGACGATTCGATTTCTTTATCAAAATTGGGTTTTGTATTCCGACTATCAAAATATTGAATGGGTTATTATTGATAATGGCAGCTCGGACGATACGGCTCAGGTGTTAGAGGGGTTGCGGAATATGATGGGAGAGCGGCTTAAAGTTATATCCCTCAAAGAAAATACTGGCTTTGGTCCGGGCAACAATCGAGGAGCTGAGATAGCTACAGGAGACGTTCTGGCATTTATCTCAAATGATGTCCAGATGACGGGAGATTATATTACGCCGGTCGAGGCAATGATGAGCCGTGACCCGGGGCCAGCACTTTTTGGGCCTGAAATTTTTAGCCACAATACCGGCTGGAACACATTTGATGTGGGGACGATTCCTTACGTAGCCGGGTGGTGTGTGATTGTAGAGAAGAAATATTGGGAATCTCTCTGCCGATGGGATGAGCGCTTTGTACCTTGTGATTATGAAGATATCGATTTGAGCTATCAGGTCTTGAGATCGCAGGGAGAATTGAGAGAGCTCCATTTGCCTCTTAAGCACGATAGCGGCAAGTCAGCGCAATCTCTCCCGGGGGGGAGGTTGGCAGTAACACTGGCCAATCAAAAGCGATTTTGCAAGAAATGGGGGTTGACGATTGGGACAAATTTTTAATATAAGGGTAACAACAAATTGCTTGATAATGGTGCAAAGAATTTGCCGTCTTTGCGGCGAAATATTTGGGCATGGCAACCCTAAACATAAATTTTGTTCCATGGGCTGCGCTGCGAAATATAACAAACTTATTCAGAACTAAGGGGAAGGGCAGAGTTTGGCCTCAAGATGGGATAGACTGCCATAATTATTAACCAAATGACTGAATACAAAGCGTGGTGCGAAAAGATAAAAGTTCTCCCGGTTGACCTGCCTGGCGCAAAATTGGATAGCGCTAATAAGGTAAAAGTCATTATCCTTGAAGACGGGGAAGCCGTCTTGCTCAAAATTATCAGGCCAGAGGTTTGTTATGTCCCTCGCATAAAAGCCTTGGGAGAAATAGCCTATGCTCTTTTTGACTGGTATTTAGATACCGAGAATCGGGTTACTCCTAATGTTTACGCTACATCACCCACCGAAATTTGGCGGCAATTTATACCGGGGCTGACCGGAGAGACCTGGCGCGGGCATCTGTATGAACGGGAGGGGGCACTCGAGGCCGCAGATCTGATGATAATTGATTGCATTTTAAAGAGTCAATCGGCTCAGAGAATAGCGTTGCTAGACTTTATTTTCTTGTGCCAGGACCGTAGCGCCAACAATTGGCTTAAATCTAATAAGGGTTTTTATGCCATAGATAACGTGATGTTTTGGCCCTATAAAGGACGTTTCGCAGATAAGCTCACCATGGAAACAGGTCGGGTTGCTCATCTTAGCCCCCCTATGAATGCATTAGTTTCTACTGATTCTAAATTTAGTTTTAGAATCGGCATATTTTCCTCTCTTTACGCAGGGAGGAAAATATCCGATAGCCTCCTGGCCTGGTTAAGCCAAATTGATTGGCCTCAGTATTTGGATGATTTAGGCCAATTAGGGTGTAAACCTTTGGGGTATTCTCAAGCCCTGATAGCAGATTGGAGATTTGCGCAAATCAAAAGCAGGGTTAAATGGCTACTGAGAAAGGGCTGTTTCCCGAACGGCAAGGGAAGAGATAATGACGGGTGGCGGGATCTTATTGGGAAGCCACAGAAAGGGGCAGAGGTATGGCAAAGAGAATGGGAGATATAATGGGGAATCGTAGATTCGCAGATGAAATTAAATTCCATCTCGATTCAGGGAACTTTAAATTCGTCAGAATTATGTCTGATGGGGGGAACAGGCTACATGATGGAACGAATCTGAGTAATGAGATCGGATTGTGGAGATTAAAGAATCGAGACATCATTCAAAAAGTCGCAATTTCCGGTATTATGCAAAAGGTAATGTTAAGCTCTGCTAAGTATCATCAGAGACGCAAAGCGCTAACAGAAATGGTCAGCGCCTGGCTCGACGAAGGACTTGGAGATCAAAGAATTGTTCCCTTTACCTATGCCGAGGAATTTCAGATGACGGATCACTATCGTGTCGTTTGGGGAGATAAGCCAACGGAACCCGGTCGATTGAGGGTCTGTCACGTAGTCCACGAATATCTTGAGGGGGTTCCCGGCGACGAGTGGCGCGGGGCAGTTTATGGCAGATTAAAGGATTTAGGGGAGGCAGACCGCTATTGTCGAAGGGTCATCGAAAGCCATCCAGACGCTGAACGAATAGCACTACTTGATTTTTTGACCATTAATCAGGATCGAAGTGCCCGAAACTGGCTAACTCAGATGGGAGAACGATTTTATGCTATTGATAATGGGATGGCCTGGTTCCACGACTATCCACATAGCGGTGATAGATGGAAAATCGGTTGCGTTATTGATGACGTTCTGCTGCAAAAAAAGCCATGGCAATTCATCTCAGGTATTTTTACAACTAGCTACGCGGGTAAACGACTAACCCCAATGCTACGTGATAGGTTAGCCAATTTTAGCTGGACCCAATTTTGCCAAAATCTTGACGACTCTTGTCTAAATTTGGGAATATCGTTAATGTCATTGGACTGGCGATTCCTGGGGTTGAGACGACGCTTGGAATGGATCAGGGATAAAGGACGATTCCCCACAGCGGATGAATATCGAGGGTGGTTGAATAATGGAAGCGAATTATTTACGCCGCCGGAGATTATAGCAACGGGGGGGAAGATTGTTTGGCGAAGTGAAGAGGATAGGCCATAGCATGAGAGACTATCAACATATAGAACGGTATCTAAATAGCCTTCTTGGAGATGTTTATCCTCAACCGCCAGACGCTGGGCATCAGGCGATGATTGAGGCAATAGCGCACAAGTGGCTGTCGATTCTAAGCGGTCTCGATTCAATTCTTGATGTTGGTTGTGGGCAGGGACAGGCTTTCCCCGTATTGCAGCAGTACGCCTCCAGAGTGGAGGGCGTGACACTGGGAACCGATGCGGCGGTATGTGGCAGGAAGGGTTACTTGGTTATTTCGTCTGACATGGCATTTCTACCACACCTTGACGAGACGTTCACCCTGATTTTTGCCCGGCACGTTTTGGAGCACAGTCCCATGCCTTTACTTGCGCTTATGGAATGGCACAGGGTAGCTATTCAATGGCTCTTTTTGATATTACCTGATCCGGCTCACTATGGCTATATCGGGAAAAATCATTATTATGTTCTGAATCGTGAGCAGATAGACAATTTGCTCAATATCTCGGGCTGGCGCCCGATTTGGCGCGACGATAAAGAAACGACAGAGATTAGAGTATTTTGCGAGAAGGTGAAAAGATGAGCCATTATCAGCCGACAATTTGTGTGATTACGCCAACTATAGGCCGGCCAACGCTAAAAAGAACTCTTGAGAGCGGACAATTAACGGGTGGCGATCAATGGCTCCTTCTCTCTGACGGTCATCAGCCAGACGTCCACGAACTTTGGAATAGATTGAAGGCAGATCGACCTTATTTACACTGGCTTGGGACAAGAGTCCAAAAGGGCGAATATGGGAATCTATTAAGAGATACTGCAATGAGTTTATCAAAGAAGGATTACTTCATCTTTCTTGACGATGATGATATATTTGCCCCCAATGCAATTGATATTATCAAGCGCGAGATAGCTCTCTATTACCCAAACCCGATTATGTTCAAGATGATTAACGGGAATGGAGAAATTCTTTGGAAGACCAGAGATGTAACACCTGGCAATGTCGGCGGTTCAATGTTTTGCTGCCCCAACAATCGGGACCGGCTGGCTACCTGGGCAAACGGAGCGGGACATCGGAGTGACTTTGAATTCATTCGAGGAACGCTTGAGAAATATGGGGCAGATTGGCGGCAACAATTACGGTGGTCGGGCGATGTGATTATCCACTGCCGACCGGAGGATATTTAATGGCTACATTTTATCAACTGCCCAAGGCTAAAGTCCTTGGGCTTGGAGAAAGGCTACGAAAATGGAATATATAGAAGCACCTACAAATTGGCTTAACTCGTCCCCAACATCTGCAGTGTTTTTGGCCGGCGGCATAACCGGTTGCCCTGACTGGCAATCGGAACTGGTCAAGTTATTAGCAAAAACCAATTATGTTGTATTCAACCCTCGTCGCGAAAACTTTCCAATAGATGACCCCGAGGCAGCGCCCTTGCAAATACGCTGGGAGTTCAACTATCTGCGAAAGGCAGATGTTATTTCGTTCTGGTTTCCGGCAGAGGGAGTCCGGCCTATTGTGATGTATGAACTCGGAGCTTGGTCTATGACTGACAAGCCTATCGTGGTAGGTGTAGAGCCTGGATTCTGGCGTGAACAAGACGTGAGTATTCAAACATCACTTGTGCGACCTGAGCTTCATATTGTAGACAACCTGGAGGATTTAGCCAATCAATTGAAAACCCTTGAGGCAAAATGACAAGAATATTTTCATGGAGGAATCAGGAAAATGAGCGATGATACCCCCAATCCATTTAACATTATTCGTTATCGGGGCGATCCCCAAAAAGCCGAGTTTGAAGGAGTTCCTATTGTTCGTCAGGAAAGCCTATTTATCGAGGAATGGGGGGGTCTTGTACGCTGTGCGCCCTATGACAACCATTTTGTTTTTGAAGTCCCCAAGGCTAGAAAAAGGGTTGGAATATCAGAGTATATGTGTACCTGTGGGGCAGCGGCAGTTGTGGCAAAACCTGAAGATGCGGCGACTCGGATTTTCGTCTGCTTCTTTCACGCTACCTATGGCTATCACTCAACTGGTGTCATCAACAAGAAGGATTTTGAGAACAAAGATCTCAATATGATGCCGATGAGAACAGGGGGAAAAGGAGAGAGATGGCTGATTTAACGATTGATCTATACGCTAATGATGGCAGCCCCTTGGGGATCACGCCCCCATTTATCTATGGGCGCGGAGTAGGGGGGGCTGAATTATCAATGATGACCTGGGCGGAGACAATGGCCAAACGCGGTCACCATGTAAGAATTTATAATAATCCCGACCGGGCGGGCGAATATGATGGCGTGGAATATCTTCCCCAAGAGGCTTTTGAACCCAAAACATACCGAGATGTCTTCATTGCGTATCGTTCCCCCCCCCTCAATCAAGATATTGTATCTATTAAATCTGGGCTTAAAATCCATTGGTCCACCGATCAATTTACTGCTGGCAATTACGCATCTGACCTGGTGCCACATGTAGATAAGATCATCTGCATCAGCCCCTATCATATGAGAGATTATCAATCTCGCTATAATCCACCGGAGGGAAAACTTACCTACATTGACCTGGGGGTGAGATTGCAAGATTATCCTCTTGAAATCGACAAAATAGAGAATCGGTTTATTTTTTGCAGTGTGCCGGAACGGGGGCTTGAGATTGTGCGGTATATCTGGCCTCATATCAAAGAGGCTCTGCCCGACGCAACCCTGGTTATCACTGCGGATCATCGACTGTGGGGCAGTCATAGCCCAAACAACCAAAAATATCGGCTGGACTTATTGAGTCTTGATGGCATTGTTTTTCTGGGAGCTATCCCTCGTCATGAGTTGGTTAAACATCAGGCTCAAGCACAAATCCATTTGTATCCATGTATCTATCCTGAGCTTTTTGCTATCTCTGTAGCTGAATGTCAATCTGTGGGGGCTTATCCGATAACGCCTGATATTGGGGCGCTAGAAACGACAAATCAATGGGGGACTATCTTGGAAGGGGATGCTATAGACCCGGCATGGCAAATACGGTATATTGATATCGTGATAGCTATGATTTTAGATCAAGATAAACTCAAAGAATTGCAATTGGTCTCGATAAAAGCTGCGCGGACCCGGTTCGCTTGGGAAAGAATATGTGATGAATGGGAAAATATTATCTGGAAGACGATTGAGGGGGGAAAAGAAAGGTAATCTTTTTGTCTTTTGTCTTAACTTTTGGGGGAATTTTTAAGGATCAACCTATCTACAACGTCCTCGAAATCCATATCATCTAATTTCGAGGATTCAACCAGGGCTTCGACATCTGTCCTGTTTGGGGTCAAGATTATGTACCCGCCTACCATCCCGCAGACGGCTCCGATTTCAATCAAGACTGCGAAATAATCGCCTGCTTCTCTCAAAATCTCGGTCACTCTGTGCCCCATTACGCATTCCATTTTGTCTCCTTGACTTTTGGGGGAATTTCGGGTAGACTGGGGGGTAATCATTTCTGTGCTTCCTTTCATCAAATATCCCTCTGGTAACTGATATACCAGAGGGATATTTGCGTTTAGACCAGTACGTGGTCAGGTCCAACTAGTTATGATATTCCTCCGATTTTGCCAGACTTAGCCGGGCCTGGCGTGCGGTATTCGCACCGGCAGTCGGTGCAAAGGTTGCCCTTGGCGTCACGTACTACCAGATTTCTGATCCCGCAGTGAGGGCACGGGTACAATCCCCCTGGGACCAACTTCTTTGATTCCGAGGCTCTGATTATTAATTCAGAGGTGAAATCTGTATGTAGACCTTGCTCATCCAACCTTAACGCCCATAGTGCGTTGGTTGCGTCCTTGTGTACTTTCATTTTTTGATCTCCTTATAGATGAATAAATCTCTGATTAAAGATTGCTTCCGCCTTCATCCCAAGAATGGCACACATTGCAATGCCAATTGCTATATTTTTTAAGCAATTCGTCCCCTGAGATAAATTCCCCAGTTGCCCGATATTCATAATCTCCGGAAATATCAAGCCGATGTTTAAGCAATTCTTCGGGGCCATGATTTTTTCCTTTGCCTAATGGAGAATCGGAAACATAAAAAATTATTCCCCCATTTTCATCTTCTTGAATGAATTCATGAACAATTATGTTATCAGGAAGAGGAGCATATTCTAGCTCCTCTAATTCCTTCCATTCTTCATCCAATAATCCTATCTCCCAACTTTTTAATTGCAGTCTGTTTCTGCCTGAGAATCTTAAATATCTCAGGCAAGATATGCAAATTAATTTCTTTTGAAACACTTTCACCCTATTTATACGGTCTATAGAACATCCTATACACCGTATTTTTTCTACTCTTGATATAATCATTACTCTGTTCCCTCGCTCCAAATTAGGTTACAATCATCACAACTTACCCAATGCTCAACTGACTCCGCATTCGAGTCAGTTGATTCAGATGGCTCCAAATTGCCAGAACAATTTGGGCAACAATTTGGAGCATCTCCGTATACAATGAATTGGGCAGGGGGGATAGCCCATCCATCCCCCCACTGCCCATTCAATTTCAATTTTGATGCTATTTCTTGTGTGGTCAACCTCATTAGATATACCCCAAGGCTTCATTGATAGTCTCAGAAGTTATCGGTTTGTCTTCAAATCTCAAAATCGGATACATTTCCTTGCGCATCTTGCAGGCTTCAGCAAGTTGCATATTATTTCGCTTGGCATAATATGCAATGGATTTGGGCATCTTATAACGACTTCCATTGATCCAAACTGTACAAAACATATCACTTGTCTTCAGGCTCCTAATAGCCCTCCGGATTTTGCGGATTGCTATATCTTTTACAGCGCTCTGGATTTTCTTATGACTACGGAGGCGAAGTCCCAACAACTTCGCGCCGCAGGTCGTTCCTGCTGCGATTGGATCACCACTTTCGTTTCCATCACTGTCTATTTCTGAGAGCCACATAACTTTTTGTAGATCTGTCTTCCCGCACACTTCGCAAGTATCGTGGTCTTCGTTTATCCCTTTGAGCGTGTATTGCTTGGTCATTGCTTTGCTTCCCTTTCGTTAGTGAGCGCTTCTCAAATCTAAGGACATGTTACCACACTCTGTACTTAATGTCAACCCCAAAAGTGACAGATTTGAGACCGAGTTTTCTCATGTCCGTTCCTACATTGACGATTCCTATTCTTGCTGATAAAATACCATCAATTCAAAGCTGCGGATAAAGGAATATCAATGATTGTCGTTGTCTCTGATTTCTCAGTTGACGGTTCAGGTTATCAGCGTCTCATGACCCAGATTTGCACTCGCCTATCTATCGATTACGATATGCACATTTTAGCTATGGGTTTGGGGTATAAAGGGCAAGAGCATAATTATCCTTTTGCAATTATTCCAACCGAACCATTATCAAATGTGCCGGGAATGATCAAACAATTGCAAAATTACAATACCCCCATAGAGGCGATCCTTGTCGGTCTGGATATCCCCTTGCAGCGCGGGTTGCTCGAAGCACTTGAATTGCCTGGCCCTATCCCCTACATTGGTCTTTTCCCCCTCGAATCGGACCCTCTCTGTCAACCGTGGGCCATTGAACTTTTGCGGATGGATGCTCGGTTAGTTATGAGCCAATTTGGGAAAGACGAATTACAAAGAGCCGGCATCTCATCTGAATTTATTCCGTTGGGGGCTGATGATATTTGGCGGCCAGCACACGCTGACGAAAAAGCAATGATACGCCAGGGACTGGGAATAGATGAGAATACGTTTGTTATTTTGACGGTGGCTGATAATCAGGAACGCAAAAACCTTTCTAAAGCGGCTGAAATCGTATCAACATTGTCAATTGATATTGAGGGGTATCTCCCTAATGGGTTTGTTGCAAAAAAAACCGAGAAGCGCAAGGTAGCATGGTACCTGGTCAGTCGCTTAAATAGCCCGGTCGGCTGGGAGTTGCAAGATTTGTGCATGAGACTGGGAATAATGGATCGGGTGTCATTATTTAATCGTGGTATGCCCGACGATAAATTATGGGCTCTTTATGCAGCGGCTGATTGCTTTTTGCTTGCCTCTAAGGCTGAAGGTTTAGCAATTCCTGTCCTGGAAGCTATGGCCTGCCGTATTCCAACGGCGGGGACTGACTGCTGCGCTATTAATGAGCACCTGTCGGATAGGAGAGGCTGGCTGATACCGGTTGAATATGAGTACATCGATCCTTTTGGGAATGGGCGACGGTATTTTATTTCTGTGGAGGCAGGGGCTCAGATATTAGGCGGCATTGCAGATGCTCCCCCTGTCCAAAAAGAGATCAGGCTCGATTCGGCCCAAGCCTATGTGAACAGTAGGACTTGGGATAATGCGGCCAAAATATTGGCCGAAACTATTGATAGGGTGACCATAGAAAGAGGGACTAAAATAACAAATGAGCAAACGGAGACGACGCCCTTCGCGCTCGAACTCGAACCGGCCTGAGCAACACGAATTAGATATTGTGATCCCGGTTCATGGTCGGCCTGATCTACTGAGAGAATGCCTGCAGTCAATCGAGATTGCCGGATTAGATGTGGATTATCAATTATTTTTGGTAGATGATCTCAGCCCGGATCAATCGGAAATGAAGCTGCTTTACAACAGCATGAACAGTAACACTCGAATTCTTTACAATAGGATCAATAAGGGCTTCCCAGCAACGGCGAATCGGGGAGTATCCCTGGGTGTCTCCCCCTCGATTCTTGTTCTAAACTCGGATGTGACTTTGCAGCCGGGCGCGATAAGAACCATGTTAAATACCCTTTGGGGAGATCAAGGGCCAAAGGGGCCTATTACACCATCTCCTGACGCCAAGACCGGGGTGGTTGCCCCCAAGTTGCTCTTCCCAGATGCGGGCACTATCCCACCAGAAGCGAGAGGGACCGTGCAACATGCGGGGCTGGCTATCAATGCTCAGGGTCGCCCATTTCATATTCAATTAGGGTGGAAGCCTGACAACCCGCGACTCGATCAACCCAGGGCAATGCAAGCGGTCACCGGGGCTTGCCTGATGACACGGCGAAAAGTGTGGGAGAAGGTGAGCCGATCTTACCAGCAATCAGGGGACCCGTCCGGCGGAGCGTTTAACGAAATTTATGGGCTGGGAACTTACGAGGATATCGAGTTTTGCTTTGCCGTGCGGGGTAACGGGTACAAAGTAGTTTACGAGCCTATGGCGGTTGGCTATCATCATGTGGGGGCTTCGGTCCTCAAGCGAGACGGAGACGGGTACCCGATTGGCCGGAATCAATCTATATTTATGGCTCGTTGCGGCCATCTGCTATTTTGGGATGAGTGGCTTTTTTGGTAGGAGTTAACTATGCCTAAACGAACACCTGAACAGCACTCAAGAGAGATATTTTCAAATACAAGCACCGTATTGGTGACTGGTTTTGGGGATACAGCTTCATTAGATGCCTTTGGGCGACAGCGAGTTGCAAATCCAGAGAGTCTGTTTGACACTTCTTTTGAGTATGATTTAATGCCTTTACTCTGGCAGATGAAAACAACTGGAAGTGGCAGCGCTGCCCACGATAGTGATGCGCGAATGGCCACACTTTCAGTCGGGGGCAGCACTGGATTGGTGAAGGGTCAAACTTATTCCTATTTCCCCTACCAGAAGGGGAAAAGCCAAAGATTCCTGATGACCTTTGTTTTGGGGACAGTAGCGGGCGGAATTCGCCGCAGAGTAGGGTATTTCGATGATAGTGATGGCATATTTTTAGAACAAACATTCGCCGGTCTATTTCTCGTCCTTCGTTCTTCGACTTCTGGGGCGATAGTTGATACACGGATCGCCCAATCTGATTGGAATCAAGACCCTTTTGATGGAACAGGCTCCAGCGGGATCACAATTGATGTAACCCGTAGACAAATTTTAGATGCCGATATAGAATGGCTGGGGGTTGGTCGTGTCAGATTTGGATTTAACATTGATGGGAAAACAGTTTATGCTCACTACATCAATAATGCGAACATAGGGGCTGCTGCCCCATATATGAGAACTGGCACCCTTCCTTTGCGGTACGAGATTGAAAACACAGGGGCTGGGAGCGCGGCTACGTTAAGCGCTATTTGCTCTTCTGTTTTTTCTGAGGGAGGATTCGAGAAAGATAGAGGGGTTCCATTTTCGGCCAGTCGGGGGGACGTTGCTGCCTCAGTCGGGGCTCGGGTGCCGGTATTATCAATCAGACCCAAGGCAACTTTTAATAGTATCGAAAACAGGGGGCAAATCACACCCCTTGGTGTGAACATTTTCACAACCAGCCAATCGGTTTTTGTTGAGATTGTCTATAATGGGCTTTTATTCGGCACGGGGGCATTTGTTAGTGTTGCGGATGAAAGTGTTACTGAATATAACGTAGCTGCTACGGTCATTAGCGGAGGCTATACCTTGCAAGCCTTTTATGTGCCTGTTAATGGGAGTGGCAATAATGCTCGAGGAGATATTACCAGCCCAATATTATCGAGGCTTCCTTTAACCCTAGATATTGATGGGGCTAATCCTATTCCCCTCTCTATTGTTTGCACGCCCCTTTCGGGTACGGCCTCAGTTTTGGCCTCTCTAAACGAGAACGAAGTTAGATAAAGGAATAAAAACCATGAGCGAGAAAAACGATTTTGTACACTATCTCCAAGAAAAAATGACTGCCCTGGCACAGATATCTGAAATAGCTGCGCCGATGGATAAATTTTACAACGATAAAGGGTTCCCAAGTGGGGGGGCAGACCCGATTATAGATGCCGATATTACATCCACTGGAATGACGGCTGTGGAAGTCTTAGCCGTTATTACCCTCCTACAACAACTTGATAATTTTCAGGGGAATTCTGCTGTAACTCAGGGAGATTACAAATCGACCATGAATAAAGCCCGGCTTGATATTAAAGGATCATCCTGATAAGGAGGTAGTAACCTATGGCTGTATCTCCATTTACACGAATAGGGTCCCCTATGATGGATGTAGGCGGGAATGTCTATGTGGGTCCTTATACTGGGGGATCAAATGCTCGTCGATGGATGCCTGATTTCAATATCGTCGCATCTTTGGGCGCAGACGAAGATGTTTGGTATATCTTTCAGCTATTAGCAGGCTTAACTGATAGCATGAAGGCAGTTCTCACCCGATCTGCGGATGCTACAACCGGAAATGCCAGATTGGATTTATCTTGGGCTGCGGCAGCCCAACCCGTTTTTGATACCCTGAGCTTAAGCGCAGAAGGGGTTCAGACTTTATCCTGGGGGGCCGGCGATTCGGGCGACCTTATCAGAACTGAAATTACGCTTGACGCGGCTACTGCTCCAACGGTAGACCAATTCATTGTAATTCAATTGGGGTTTGAAACTGCGTCGTGGACATTGGCTCAAGCCAGTTACTGGGCATTGCATTTGATAGATGAGGCTTAAACAATAATGGATGATATATTTATTAATGAGCAAAATATCAACGAATTTCCAGACACAAGAAGCCTTCGCATGAAAACTTGGGATGTTACTTTAACCGTTGATGAAATCAAGGCCGAGATGCAGGAACTACCAACATATCGCTCTAATTTAGTTAAGGTTTATCCTATCTCGGAATCTCCTGAAAAAGAGGGCTAATGGCAGTTCGATTCGATGGGAGTGGGGGGGATGATTTAGCCGTTAACATCTCGTTTTCTGCCGCAGATACAGGGACTATCTGCTTTTGGGCGAAAATCTCTGGGGATAGAGATACATGGTCTTCTTTTGTCGAGACCCGATATGTTTCTGGTGGTGATTTGTTGGTTCTTCAAACGGATTCAGATGGAACAACTCTTCTAATTTGGACTGCCAGCGGTGCTTCGGGAACAAACCTGACGGTTGGCACATGGTACCATCTAGCTCTGACTTCTGATCCAACAGGATCGACGCATAGAGCATACATTAATGGTGTGCTGGACATTACACATGCAGGAACTTCCCGAACTTGGACCAAAATCAGGTTAGGGAATGATGGATCAAGTGAACCTCTAAATGGCGTAATCGCTTATCCCAAGGCTTGGGATGCAACCTTGACGGCTGCTGAATTACTGGCTGAAAAGGACACAATTCTTCCTCAAAGATCCGCGAATTTAGTAGGATTTTGGCCGATTTATTTGGGAGATCGGTTGTCGGATTATAGTGGACAAAAGAATAATTTTGCAGAAACCGGAACGGTGACAGATGAAGGGCCTCCATCTGTTGGCTTGGGAGCATCTTTTATATCACCTCCATATATAGTGGCAGGGGCTCCTCCTGCTGCGGCTATCATGAACCAAATGCAAAATGTCAATTTAGGGGCAGATTTGTTTAACGGAGCCTTAATCTTATGAGCATACATCAACATGCCACGATAGGCGATACGCTTTATTTTTGGTTCGGCTCCAATAATACAAGTGGGTCTGGAGCAACGGGGACTGCGGCCCTGGCTGATGTTCGATTGGCGGGGGATACGGCAAGCGCCGCCCCTATACTTAGCCCAACTCCTACCTTGCTTACTCATGCTAATTATCCGTTGGGGTGTTACGAGATTTCGGTTGCGGCCACAACAGGCAACGGATTTGCTACGGGTAGCACGTATGGCGTATTTAGCACTCTAACCGTTGATGCTCAGAATCCCACAGGATTTATGGGGTCATTCAATCTGACTCCAATTGTTGCCAACATTAAAGAGATCTCAGACGATGTTGTTGCAGCCGATAACCTTGAATTAGACTATGACGGCACTGGCCTGGTTCGGGCTAATTCGACTTTGGGAACTGTAACTACATTAACTGGACATACAGCTCAAACGGGCGATAATTATGCCAGATTAGGAGGTCCGGCAGGGGCTAGTGTGTCGGCCGACATAGCCGATATACCAACCGTTGCCGAATTCAATGCCCGGACCCTTGTAGCCGCCAGCTACTTTGATCCAGCGGCTGACACAGTGGCCACGGTTACGGATGTCACTAATTTACACGCTTCTGCTGCGACAAGCGCGAATCAGACCACGATATTAGATCGAATCGGAGCATTTACTACAGGCGGCGTCAATAATATTTTAGGGTTCTTCCAGGCATTAATGAGGTCGGATGCGACAACGCCGTCAGACGTGGGGGGTTCATATGACGACGCCACCGACAGCTTGCAGGCTATTGGCGACAAGACAGCTCTCGAAGCTACGGTCGGGGCTCTCAACGATCTAAGCGCAGCTCAGGTCAATGCTGAAGTTGATACAGCTTTGACCGATGTTAACCTTGACCATTTAGTTGGTATATCAACTGGCATCCCTGCTATCCCGACAGGGACATACATTGATCAAATGATGAATGACGGGTCAGCCAGCTTTGATCGGACAACCGACAGCTTACAGGCAATCCGAGATCGAGGAGATGCCGCTTGGATCACGGGTGGCGGGGGTGGGATTACCGACATTCTAAATGTGGTGCCGCTTATCCCTGAGAGCATTGATTTGGCCAACACGGCTACCTGGAGACTTGGGCTTCAGCTTACCAATGCGATTGATGATCTTCCTTCGACAGCGGAGATCACGCCAGGCACGATAGACATTGACCGCAAAGCGATTGGTGGTACCTCTTGGGCCAGCATCGTCTCTGGAGCAGCCTGTTCTGAAGCAGCCGGGCTTATCTATTATGACGAGGTGTTCGATAGCGGAACTGGCTATGCTGAAGCAGACTCGATTAGAATAACCTTCTATAGTCAGAAGATCACAGTCGCCGCTAATGATTACGAAATCTCAGATGCTACCGGTCGAATCTTTTATACAGAGATAAGACAAACAGAACGAGGCACCGATAGCGCGGCTTTGGCCAGCGTAGCTACTGAAGCGCGGTTAGCGGAACTTGACGCGGCTAACCTTCCGACCGACATAGCTGATATTCCAACCGTGGCTGAATTCAATGCCCGGACTCTTGTCGCCGCGAGTTACTTTGATCCAGCGGCTGACACAGTAGCCACGGTGACAGATGTCACTAATTTGCACGCTTCCGCGGCTACATCAGCCAACCAGACCACGATATTAGATCGAATCGGAGCATTCACTACAGGCGGCGTTAACAATATTTTAGGCTTCTTCCAGGCATTAATGAGGTCGGATGCGACGACTCCTTCTGATGTAGGAGGGACGTATGATGACGCAACTGATAGTCTACAGGCCCTCGGGGACAAGACAGCCCTCGAGGCTACGGTCGGGGCATTGAACGATCTAAGCGCAGCTCAGGTTAACGCTGAGGTTGATACAGCTTTGACCGATATTAACCTTGACCATTTAGTAGGCACATCGGTAGGCATCCCGGCTATGCCTACCGGAACATATCTTGACCAGATTGCCAATGATGGATCAGCCAGCTTTGACCGGACAACCGATAGCTTACAAGCGATAAGAGACCGGGGTGATTCAGCCTGGATCACGGGGGGCGGAGGTGGGATTACGGACATTCTAAATGTAGTTCCGCTTATCCCTGAAAATATTGATTTGGCCAACACGGCTACCTGGAGACTTGGGCTTCAGCTTACCAACGCATTGGACGATCTTCCTTCGACGGCTGAGATTACGCCAGGCACGATAGACATTGACCGCAAAGCGATTGGTGGCACATCCTGGGCGAGTGTTGTTTCAGGAGCAGCCTGTTCTGAAGCGGCTGGACTCATCTATTATGACGAGGTATTTGATAGCGGAACTGGCTATGCTGAAGCGGACTCGATTCGGATAACCTTCTATAGTCAGAAGATCACAGTCGCTGCCAACGATTACGAGATTTCTGATGCTACCGGGCGAATCTTCTACACGGAGATAAGACAGACCATGCGTGGCACCGATAGCGCGGCTTTAGCCAGTGTAGCCACAGAAGCACGGTTAGCGGAGCTGGACGCAGCCAACCTTCCGACCGACATAGCTGATATTCCAACCGTGGCTGAATTTAACGCCCGAACTCTTGTAGCCGCCAGCTATTTTGATCCGGCGGCTGACACAGTAGCCACGGTGACAGATGTCACTAATTTGCACGCTTCCGCGGCTACATCAGCCAACCAGACCACGATATTAGATCGAATCGGAGCATTCACTACAGGCGGCGTTAACAATATTTTAGGCTTCTTCCAGGCATTAATGAGGTCGGATGCGACGACTCCTTCTGATGTAGGAGGGACGTATGATGACGCAACTGATAGTCTACAGGCCCTCGGGGACAAGACAGCCCTCGAGGCTACGGTCGGGGCATTGAACGATCTAAGCGCAGCTCAGGTTAACGCTGAGGTTGACACTGCCTTAGACACAGCTATACCGGGATCACCGGCAGCGGATAGTATTAATGAGCGCTTGCGCTCCCTTGACCTATTGCTTGAGAGTGGGGGCGGTGGTGATGCCGCGGCGATACTGGGCGATACAAACGAACTTCAGGGGGATTGGGTAGATGGGGGGCGGCTTGATCTTATTCTGGATGCCCGGGGCTCACAGACTACGGCAGACGCTATAGAAACCGACACCCAAGATATTCAGGCGCGGCTGCCTGCAGCCCTGGTCAGCGGACGGATGTCTAGTGATGCGGTGGCAATAAGCGGTTCAACTGATGCCGCTGATAAGTTGGAGGCCAGTGCGGAAACTATTGTTACCGGGGCGGCGGTTACGGGTACGTTGAGCATCACCCAGATGACCACCAACCTGACCGAGATCACAGATGATCACTATATCGGCCGGATTATCATTTGGACCAGCGGGGTCTTGCAAGATCAGGCTTCCGACATTACTGATTATGATGGGGGCACAAAAATGTTGACATACACGGCCACAACCGAAGCGCCCTCAAATGGTGACACGTTTAATATTGTATAGCTTATGGCCTTTAGTGGATCGCAACAAACCGGATTAAAACCTAATGCCTTGCCGGGGCAACCATATGGCAGCTTTTCAGGGAAAACTGAGGCAATAGTCAGCCCAATCGTTACTCCCTCCCAGATATATCAGGTCCTGGCTGAAGACAACATATTCGAGGTTCTGGCGGAAGATCGGGTATATGAGGTGAGCGTATGACAAATATCTCGCATTTCACGAAAGACCCACACGCAACAGTTCAGTATACCATCCGTTGGACTGCCTGGCTTGGAAGCGATACAATATCATCGTCAAGCTGGACGGTTCCCGCTGGGATTACCAATGTGTCCGAAAGCAACGATACCCTTGATGCAAATATTTTTTTGGCCAGTGGAACGGTGGGTACGATTTATCCTGTTACAAATTCTATAGTGACAGCTGCCGGGCAGAAAAACGATCAAACTATTTCAATTTTTATTCAGAATAAGTGACATGATATGCAGCCTTATTTTCCATATTTAGTGACCGGAACGGCGGTATTGACCGACAATATCTTTGCTACCTATGGAGGGAATCTGGATAGCTCATCGGTTGGGCAACGAGCAGTCGCTTATCAGATTGCCGAACAATTTGCCATTCAGGAAATACAGACATTCCTCGTGCCAACCGTTATGAGCGGCACGTTTGCCTGGCCGGTTGATGATCGCTTGCTATTGCCGCATACGCACATCCGGTCTGTGTCTTCCTTGACTGCTTTTCACGAAGCCGGATGTGATTGTTCTGATGATCAGGTAGAGTTGTCAGGATGCGCTTGGATTCTTGATTATCAAGCCGGTATTGTTGAGTTTAGGGAGTGTGGGGATACGGTCAGCGGCCAGTCAGTGGCTTGTAGTTGTGCATATATTTCAAATGGCAACCCAATACAATATCAAATCGTTTATGAAGCCGGGATTCAAGCCGGGCTCGTGGCCGCTAACGCCTCGATTTTGATGGGGTTGACAATTGCGGCTGATTTAGCGCTTGAGCAGATTATAGATCCAGGCGGCTCAGAAGGGGGGCCGGGTGATCCATCCTTGTCTAACTTTTCAGATACAGGGTATTCTGCCAGTCGTCAATTTTTAGTGATGACCTCGTTTGGAGGTAGCCCCAGAGCTAATTATGCAGCCCGAATGATGGCCCCGCTCAAATTCAAGCGGGCACTCAAATTATGATTTTAGTATTTGAATACTATGCTAGATAAATTTAAAACACGTTCAAAGCGCGATAAAACAGCCGAGGATCAGCGTCTTTCTTTGTTAGCTAAGGAGTTAAGCGCAGCCATGCTAGTTGTTCTCATCAACGATTGTGGATATAGCAAATCCCAAGCCAACGATATCTTGGGCAAGGTTTTGGCGCAAGCAAAGACCAATCGGATGATAATTGCAACAAATGCGGTTGTGACGGCGTATGATGTGCTGAATAAAGAGGAATCGAATGGCTGAAATCAGTTGTAGTTGGGCCAAGACAACATCAAAGCAGACGATTGAAGTCGAGTTCTCCCTTAAAGTATCTCGCTTGGTCCGATTTCGATATTGGATAGCCAGGCAGCTAATTGCTTTGGCAGCTTGGATTATCAATAGCAATATTGTTTTTCGGGAAACCCTGTCGGTATTGGAGCTTGAGTCGTGGTAGCCGGATTACACATGAAGGTCGATATTATACAGATCAACTATAGCGCTGATGATAATATAGGCGGAGCTATCATCACCGGAACTACGCGCTATAGTTTGCTGCCATCCGTATTGACTCCCCGAAGACCAAGCCAACAGATGTTAGAAGCGGGTCTTGAGACTGATACCATTTACGATTTTACATGCGCGGCTACTTACAATAACACTAGAATAACGATCAACGAGAGAGATGAGATTCTAGTTAAATGGCCACTTGATCATGCGCTCTACAATCTACGGTTTCGAGTGACCGGATTCCAACCGGGAAGAGGACGTGCACGCTACGCCCCACTTCACTGTACACTCAGCCGGATTGTGTCAAGTCGGGCTAGACAATAGCAGAAGACCCGTAGAAGACAAAAAACCGCCGATTAGGGCGGTTTTTTGAGTTGATGGAGGGGGAATAGCTATAATAGAGCAGCTATATCATCTGGGGACATCCCAGCCATCAACATTTTGGCCAAGATTTCTTTGTCTTCTTGCTCTTGACAGTATTCAGGTGTCATGTGATGCTGAATGAGTACACCTGCGGGCACATCATCACATGCTTTGTAACTAGGTGGTGATTGCCCTAATAATCGGGACATAGCTCCGAATAATCCGGCCATAGCCAGGTTATCACCATTATTGGCATCAATTCTCTGTCCCGTTTCTTTCTCCAGTCTCTCAATTAAATCATTTGCTTCTGACATTACAAATACTCCTTTAGATTAAATAGTTGGTAGTGATGGCGATCATGGTGGAAGTGGCGGGAATCGAACCCGCGTCCAGATCGTTGCTATTGCTGAGATTTTTGGCTTAGAACAACGGGCCTTTTCGCCTACCGATCCCGACAACGATCTGTCGAATCCTATTCACTCCCCAAGGTTATTATCCCCAATTCCTCAGCCATCTTTTCAATGGCCCGGTCCACCGCATACCCCCAAGCCGGGAGCCCGAGTTTCCGGGCGATTGCATTAGCCAAAAGTTTGGTCTTGGGGTCAAAGTAAATATTTTGTTTTATGCGTTTGTCTTCTGGATTAATTTGGGGTCGTCCCATTTTTGTCATTTTTTAATCCCTTTTTCAAGTAAATATTTAGGAATTAGACAATCATGTTAATGATCGTCGTCCTATCCAAAGCCTCTGGGGACAGATCAAGGTGCTCACTGTCGGGCTTTTTACTGACCACCTTCGCCCCAGCCGCATTCAAGATATCCCTAAAGTATAGCGAATCCACCAAGCTACTCAACAAATACTTTCTCGCGTGTTCGGACTGAATGCCCCGTCGAGAAGTGATCGAATTGCCGACGTTGACGTTAGCAAAGTAGAATCGACTTTCGTCGTCTGTACTAACGATCAGCCCCAGAATGTCTTGCTTCTTGGTAATGTTGATCGTTGCTTCTGCAACGATATTGCTGACATCGACCATGTAGTTTTTGTCAAGGGTTTCCAGGTTTTCGGACGCTACCAAGATTTTCGCCTCACACTCTTCCCCCTCTTCATGATTGAAATAATTGACCATCATCACCCTGGGGGATACTCCTTCTCTAAGATAGAATAACTCAGAGGCCCCGTCTGGGGGGGGCGCATCAGTCACATCACCTGAGAACAGGACATCCAGTTCTTCAGTTCGATAATAGTCGTCCCATCCTATTTTACCTTCTTCGTCAATTACCGACAGGTCTAAATCTACCCGGCTCTCAGTGTTCGTCCAGTGGATACCAACTATCATATCCTTTGGAACGGAGACGTAACTACCAGTTGGCAGATGGCCGGTGAATTGTTTCTCAGTTGCAGGCAATGCGTAATGGACATTCTCTGGAATGTAGATAGTTTTCCCCTCGACATTTTTTCGAATATCCTCTACAATCGAGGCAAAAACAACGTCCAAGGCTTGTTGGGTGCTCACCTTTAGATTTGCCGGCCATTCAAATTCTGTCGCCCATCCGCGTCCATTCCTCACTCGATAAACAATCGAGCCGCCAGGATGAAGCCGATGGTTAAGCGCATAGGCCAGGCGAATTTTTCGGAAGATGGGCGCTGTCTTCAGCCGGTGAGCCAGCACATCCACGTCAAACTTGCCGGCCTTAAGTTGAGTCGTGACTCCATTCAAAAAGTCCTCTGGCATTGGGATATGCAACTTGTCGGCTTGCTTCCGTAAGCGATTGAAAAAGGTCTTGTTGCTGGAAATCGACTTCATTGCCAGGAACAGTGGTTTGAAGCGGAAGAAGATAGAAGCCAGATCGTCCGGGGCGTCCTTTAGCCAGACATCCAAGAACGCTCCATCAGACTCTTTTATCTTTTGGATGAGGGCCTCGTTTTTGATAAGCAACGATTCCCCTGTCAATTTGTAAACCAGATAACGCAAGAATTCTATTGGGTCAGAGGGCACAAGACCATAAAAGTCATAGAGAAGCGCTTTCAATTCTCGGTTACCTATCTCATCGACAAAGGCGCTGTCGAAACTAATCTTTTGGATGATAGACATGATATCATCCAACGTTTCTTGAGCCAGGGCAATCCCTGAACCCAGGGATATAATATTCTTGAGAATATCTTTGCTTGTCATCGTTTTGATGACCACAAGCGGAATATTCTCGTGAATACCGGGGAGTTCTAGCACCTCATTCGGGATATAGACAGCATCTTGCCGATATATCCCTAACCGTTCAAATCCATAGGTTGTAATGTAATGGATGATTTGCTGAATCATCAGCAATTCCATAGGAGTATCCTGCACGACCTGCCAGGATTTATGGAAGGCCGCGTTGGCCTTCTCTCCAGAGAGGCCGACGACGCTCTCAATTATATCCAGCAATTCTTCAGTTGGCTGGATAGCCGGATCAAGTATATACCCGTTTTTGATTGTTCTCTCGAGGGGAGGGTTGATAGCTTCAGTTGAACCGCACAGTTCGACCTGAATGGCATTGAATAGCCTTAGTGTTTCCTTTATCATTATGTTTCTCCTAAGAGGCGGGAGGTAAAAAATTATCAGTTTTTGTAAAGGAACCGCCTATGCCTCTTTTCTTAAGACGAGAGATAATTAAACGATGTAAGCGCCCTCGCTCACCGCGCCTGTGGGGTTGACTATTGACCGTCCCAATGAAGGCCGCAGTCCCCGAGCTCTCGCTCACCGCGGCTGTGGGGGCGACTTTTTGAAGGTCAACGCTTCGTGGGCGTTGGCCCCTCGTTCCCCGCGGCTGAGGGGTAGACACTGACTTCTGCGCTTGCCCCTCCCCCACAGAGCGGCGATTCCTGTTTCGCAGGGCCTCTAGTGAGTCGCCCTTCACAGGCATTATTATCGAGACGACGCGAGTCCTACCGCCCCGTTTTATCACTTTACATGTTACCACGTATCTCACTTGATGTCAACCCCTAATATGGTGAGAACAGGTTCTCTTTTCTAAATAGGCCAATAATTTTATTTTTGTCCATTTGATGCTATAATATTTGGATATAGATATTTGGGAAGCTGCGGAATATTCCGCAGCTTTTTATTTGGGGAAAAATGCCGGTAACAAGGGAAGGCAAACTTTCAAGTGGAGAATTAAAAAATAAGGGGCTGGCCGGGCTTGATCGGGGGCTTATTCTGTCGGGCCAATTGGTTGCACAGAGAGCCACCAAAAGGGCACCTAGAGACACAGGCCGGCTGAAACGATCTATTATCCAAGGTCGCCCCTATTCCAAGGCTGGGGGGAACCGGGCAATTGATGTGGGGACCAATGTGGAATATGCAAGAATCCAGGAATTCGGTGGCAAAATTCCCCCTCATGTCATCCGGCCTCGGGTTAAAAGTGCCCTGGCTTTCAAATGGGCCAACGCCCCCAGCGGAATGAAGCCGGGCAAGGGCGGCAAATTTGTCTTCCTATCTGTTAATCATCCCGGTTCTATTATCAAAGCGCAGCCGTACCTGAGACCGGCTATTACTGAAAGCCAATCTGATGTCAAGACTATTATTGGCAAAGCTATTTTGGGGTCTATGCAATCGTGATTAGCCATGAACTCGTCCAAGCCGGGATTATCACTCATCTAAAAGCGGACGCTGCCTTGATTGCCTGGCTAACCACATTTTCAGCCCAGAACGAAATCAGAGAGAACCAATGGCAAGGGGTAACTTTTGTTTATCCTGCGGTGCGAGTGGATCTTCTAACTCAAACCGAACCCGGCAACCCTCCATGCTATTCACAAGTTTTATTTAGTGTATTTGCCTTCACAGAAGGGGATAGCAGCAAAGATTGCGGCGTTTTGGGGGGCTTGCTAGATACGGCTTTACTGCGCAAAAAATTTAGTGGCACCGGATATAATAGCGGATTAATCCTCACTCTGGGAGGCGTCCCTCCAACCAGGACGGCAGAGCGTATATGGCAAGGATTGGGACAATACCAGACGAATTTATACGGGGGGGATCTCAGTGCCCCGCAGCCGTGAGCCAACGATCACTGTTCATCCGCCCATCGAAATCAAGCCCGCTGAACTTCCGGCAGAAGTACGGATTAGATGTATATATGAGAGCCGGCTCATTGTAGGGGAAGACAAAACAGCATCAGGGAGACGGTACGAATTCAACACCGGGGAAGTCAAACCGGTTGATTTGCGAGATTACTTTATTTTATTGGGCCTTGAGACCAAGCCATCTGGCTGCTGCGGTGGAACTGTTAGGCCACAAAAATATTTTGAAGAGGTATTTTAAATGGCATTACTTACAGGTACACCTGAAGGCAATTTGATTGCCACACAAGCACTTTATGTTGACGTGCCGCCAACGTTCTATTTTCAGGAGAACAAGACCGGGGCAGGGGCTGCAGTCGGGCTTCTAAATGACCCAGATGGAGATGGATTCTACTGGGGGCTATCTGGAACAACAGGGAATCCCGTTTACGAAGGGGGTTGTTACGAAGCATTTGTCTTTACTGATGTTCGCGACATCAACATGATTCGCTGTGACACAGATGGGGACAAAGGGGCCATCCAACGAAGGAACCAGCTGACCGTTACCTTCTCATTGAAGGAATTCTTCAAGCTGACCAAACTCCGACACATGTTGAATTTGGGGGCGGTTACAACTAGTGCCGGCGCTTATGAGAAAACGGGCATCGGACAAATTGACAACACCAAATACTATTACATCTACTTTCCATCCATCTACGACCCGAATACCGGCGATTATTTGGCGGTCACTTTATTCAATGCTCAATTTACAAGTGCCTGGGCGATGTCGTTTACGTATGGCCAACCAGCAACCGTCTCGATTCAGGCGACAGCGTTTGCAGATGGAGTCAAACCCACAGCACAGTCATTTGGTTCTATTCTGAGAGCCGACCCGAGCGCCACATAAATGGATGACTTTTTGGCTGCGGTTGATTCTCGGCAGGGAATCAATATTATCATTGGGGGACAAGCAGTATTTGTCCCTCGCTGTCGGTTATTGCGTCACTTGCAACTAAGCCAGATCGAAGTCAAAATTGGCGAGAATCGGCATCCTGTAGAAATCTCAGGCCAAATTATAAAATATCTCTCTTTGGGAGGTATTACGAATGAGCAACTAAAAGAAGCCTCAGCCTATGAATTACTTGAGGCTTTTTTTGCTTTGCGCAGATTGAATGCATGGCAGTGGTTATTGCCCTGGCTATCAAAACCCAATACCACCCCTTCCGATCCTGAAGTTTACGAATATGAGGGCAGGCGGTGGGCTGTTTGGGTTCATCGCCTCGCCTCGCGCTACGGTTGGGGGCTGGAAACAATCTGGGGCCTCTATCCAGAGGAGGCAGCAGCTTATATTCAGGAAATTATGGTATCTGAATACTATGAGCGAGAAGACCAACGCGCTCTCTCTGAGCTATCTTACAAATATGATAATAGCACAAGATCAAGCCGTTTTGTTCCTGCGCCAATGTTTAGTTGGATGATCGATGAATCTCCCCCAGAGCCGATCAGGGTCCTGATTAGGACCCTCCCAGTGGGGAATGTGATTAAACTGGAGAATTAATGAGACGTAATATTGATCTGATTCGGTTTATTCTGGTGGCAATCGTCACTGAGGTTGACCCGACGAATTTGGATTTTACGGAATCCGAGATCAATTATCATTTAAAATTGCTGGCCGATTGCAAATTAATTGATGCTTTTAAGGTCCACGAACCACATTGGTACATCGGTGGTCTGACCTGGGAAGGATGCGAATTATTAGAACTTATCCGCGATGACAAGCGGTGGCGGACCATTAAGCGAATATTGGATGAAATAAACTGCTATTCGTTTGAGATTATCAAAATAATATCCATAAACCAGATGAAATTATAGATATGTGGCCATTCAAAAAGCGAAAATTATATATCAGAATCGGGGGGGAGCGAATAGAGGTGAGCCCGCTATCTCTATCTGATGTGGTGGAGCTCGTTTTATTGATGAGCCCCTATTGGCCCATCCTCGAAGAGCATTTACCTCGACTTGACCGGGCCCTGATAGCTAAAGATCGGTCACTTTTATCCGAAGTCTTCTTTGTTTTACGGGAAAAGATGAGCAAGGCCCCTGGAGACATTATAAAAGCAGTATCGTTGTTGGCTGGCGTTGATCCAATTTGGGTGGCCCAAAAAGCAACGGCTCAGGAAATAGTGGAGGCTTTGCCGGTGCTGGACAAGGTGCATGATCTGAGGAGATTGTGGCGGGTCGTACAGGAGGGGCGCGTTTACCTTGATGTAGCTAAGTAAAATCAATCAATCTCCAAATTATCCAAAACCCATTCGTGCGACCGAGCGGGAATATAATGAACATAGCACCGATACCAAGACCGGAGCGGCACGCCAAAAGCATTTTGAGCCTCTACATAGCCGGTGACGGCGTGATAGTTTAGCGGTTCTCCATCTACGCTGTAGGTTTTGGCCCCCGAGAATTTGGCGGTTGAGGGAGCTCTTAGAGTAGCTTTGATGAACCGCTCACATTTTATCTGAGCCATTACAGACTCGAATTTTAGCGGGGTTGGAGGCGAAGGAATCGTTGGCGACGGGGGAACTGTCGGGACTGATGTGGGGAGGGCTGAGAAGTCAATAGTCGGGATGATGAGGAACGGGAAGACGCACATGCCAAGCGCGATTACTCCCAGTATGAATAATATCGTTTTTTGATTTCGGGTCATTTTTTACTCCCTGAATTAGCCACCCAAACGCCAAGCCCAAAAAACAAAAGGCCGACCATCCCAACCGAAGTCCCGATTAGCGCCAACTCCCAAAATTGGCCGCCAAGAATCGCGGCGACTACATTCGCCGTGATGATAAATACCCCTAAACTCCACACTACATAACTTTTCATTTTTACACCCTCTCCTTTGGGAATTCTCGGATTTTATATTCCTCTGACCAGTCATCCATATTCCCCCCATGTGTATCCCTCGCTCCGTTCGCTTTGGCCTGAGCAGACCCCATCTGCTTGACGAAAAACGGAACCTTTGCCATTCGGCATTGCCTCATGAGTAGGTCCAGCCAGACTATGTTCATGGACCGGGCTTCTGGGCCACTCTCGCCCCCAACAATTACCCAATCAACACGATGAGCGGATTGATGTCGATACAAAAAGCGCTCAACATCAATCCGACCCAGTAGTGGCTCGCAGGACAGGAACCGGATAGCACTATCGTGCTTTATCAAGTGTTCGATTCCCCCCTCTGTCCCAGGCATCCCACAAGAATAGCCGAGCCAGATATGGCTTTTAATCTCGTCCCAAAAGACAGGCAGATGGTCACCTATCCGTTCAGGTAATTTTGTGAGAATTTGGAAGATTAAATCAGGGCACTGCCTGATGATCTCCCAGGCTTCGTCTCTCCAGCCATCTGCTTCTGGGTTGAAAAAGTCTGACCAGGAGCAGGTGAACACCAACCGGTCTGTTCCGCTCCGGAGTCCCAATTCGGCTTCCTTCTGCCATTTGAGCGGCTTATTGAAGGTTGGCGGTTTGGAGCGGACGACAATTTGCGGCTTCTGACCATATCGCTTTTTGTCGCGATACATGTAGCAGTTGCGGCACTCCTCGCGGAGGACAGTTTGGCTGGCGATTCTGATGGTCTTTTTAACGCAACCCTGCCATGGGTTGAAGGTGGGTCCGGTCCATTGGATTTTGCTATTTTTTATAGGCATGTGTTTCTCCCCTCCCATTCGATAATATCTCCAATTAGTCACTCGCAAGTATACAAACTCCCGTCGGCCCCTCGCTCTCCACATCTGTGGGGGAGGCAAAGCATAGGCGTGCCCTCGCTCTCCGCGTCTATGGGGTCGGCACAGACTTCTGTAATTATCCGTCTTCCACAGAGCGGCGATTCCTGTTTCGCAGGGCCTCTAGCGAGTCGCCCTCCACAGGCATTAATATCGAGACGACGCGAGTCCTACCGCCCCGTTTTGGCACCTTGCATGTTACCACGCATCTCACTTGATGTCAACCCCTAATATGGCGAGAACAGGCTCCCCTTTCTAAATCGGCCAATAATTTTATTTTTGCCCTATATCGAGCGACAAACAAAAGCAAAGTTTTGGTATACAGTTAAAGCTACCTTTTGATAATTAACTAATCTTGGCTTATTATGATATAATCTAACCAACAAACTGATGAGTGAAAGGCTGCGGAAATTCAATCTGTGGTCTTTTTTTATGAGATTTATCTTCTATTTTATCATCCTCCGTTGGCTATCACGAATACTCTTTTATGCATCACAAGATCCAATCGAAACGCTCTATGTCTCTATTGAGGGCGATTTTAGCAATCTCTTGGATGCTGCTGACGAAGGAGTCGATAAAACAAAAGATAAGCTCGAAGACTTAGACGATTCTGGGAAAAAGGCCGGGCAAGGGCTAAAAGGCTCTGCGGGGATAGCTGGGGTCGCGTTTGGCCTGGCGGCAGGTGCTGCCGGGAAATTGCTCGATATTGTTCTGAGTTTGGCGATTGCTATCCCGCAATTCTTTGCTAATTTAGGGAAAGAGGCGGTGGGGGCGAATGCGCAATTCGAGACGTTTGCCACTCAGTTCGAGACACTTTTGGGTTCAGGGAGTGCAGCTCAACAACGACTTGAAGAGTTGGCGCAATTTGGGGTAGAAACACCTTTTGAATTGCCAGAGATCGTTGAGGCGTCAAGGACGCTCCAGACCTTTGGTGGCACCGTTCTGGCGACGGGTGATAATCTGAGGATGATTGGGGATATCGCTGCGGGGGTCAATCAGCCATTCCAAAGCGTGGCATTTTGGATCGGCAGGATGTTTGATGCCTTGCAAAACGGACAACCTTTTGGAGAGGCATCTGCCCGGCTTCAAGAGATGGGTGCATTGACTGGAGACACGCGCCGCCAAATGGAGCGGATGCAAAAAGCAGGTGAAGATGGGGCGGCGATTTTTGAGGCATTCTCTGAGAGTGTGGGTGGCCGATTCGCGGGAAACATGGAGCGCCTGTCGGCCACCTTCCAAGGGGTTATGTCCAACCTTGAGGATTTTCGAGGGAACCTGCTTCGAGTTGGTGGCGAACCGTTTTTTGACGAGGTTCGCGACTCGGCGATAGCATTTTTGGACATGCTAAATGAGAATGAAGACGTAATCACCAATATAGCCAAAGGTGTGGGAGAACTTGCGGCCGGGGTGATTCGTTTTGTCCGGGAGGGGTTGGGCAGGTTTAATGTCCGGCCGATTCTGGAACAGATTCAAAAATTCGTTGATTGGCTAGGGCGAATCAGTCGGGGGTTTCAAGCCCTGATTTCGGTTGGGGGTCAATTCACCAAATCTCTTGCTCCTATTGGCAATCTTATAAAATGGATTTTAGGGGCAGCCTTTGATCCTCTTATAAAAACGCTAAAGTTTTTGTGGGATGGATTAAAACGAGTTGATGAGGCTTTGGTCACTGGGGCTAAAGTTTTAGCGTTAAGCGCCGCAGGCTGGAAGGGATTATTCGCAACCCTGGCCCCCATTGGTGTTGTTATCTCCAAAATAGGGCAAGCCATTTTGGCTCTGGCCAAAGGAGATTTTGCCAGAGCAGGGAAGTTGGCAGGGGAGGCCCTGGACCAGATAAAAGAGGGATTGTTTGACGTTGACGCCGGCATAAAAGCTATGGAAGAGAGTTTGGTCGAGAGTGCTGTTGCTATAGATAAATGGACCAATCCGGCCGAACAAATGAAAGAGGAAATAGAGGGCACGCCTCCCGCTGAAATACCAGAACCGGAACTGCCGTCTTCTGATGTAATCGCCGAAATAGCAGATAAATATACCAATCAGCTTATAGACGCTACTGAAGGCAGAAACGAAAGATTGGAGCAATTAGAACAAAATCATGCCGAGAAATTAGCTGATATTTTAGCCGATGGGAACGAGAAACGACTTGATATAGAGGATAAATTCAATAAGTCTATAGCGAAATTGGCTGGAGATGGAGAAAAGAAGCGGCTCAAGGTCATCGAAGATACCCGTCAAAAATTGGCGGAATTAGCTAAAAACACAGACCGAGAATTAGCTCAACGGCGGAGCGAATTTGATCGGGATGAGCTGCGTGAGACTGAGGATCACCTGCGCGAGATGAGGCGCTTGGAGGAGGGATTCCTGCTTAACCTGGCTGACGCGGTGAGAGCCCGTGACGCTGGGGCAATTGTTGATCTTCAGCGCAAGTTTCAGGTCCAAAGTAAGGAGAGGGAAGAAGACTTCCAAGTTAAGCAGGGTCGGGAAGGAAAAGATTTTGATAGTAGCCTGGACAAGGTAAAAGAGAACGAGTCCCGAAAACGGCGCGAGTTGCTTGAGGGGCAATCTCGGGCGCTGGAAGATATCAAACTCCATGAGCAAGAAAAGCGAATCGAGCTCGAGATTCGACGGCAAGAAGAAATCGAGAAGCTGAATGAGAATTTGGCCCAAAAGTTGGAGCGAGAAGACGAAAATTACATGAATCGGCAAGCGGCCCTTGATGAAGCCCTGCAAAAACAGCTAGAGGCCATAGCCAAAAGTATGGCGGATGAAAAGGATGTGACTGAAGAGGGGGCCAGGGAGATACTGGAAACATTCAATGAGTATTTTGGTATCGGGGGGAATATTGATCAAATTATGGAGGGGTTTGCCCGCAGGCGCAAAGTCCGGGCTGAGATCTCGGTCTCTTTCAAGAAAGAGGAGCTTCCGACATTATCAAGTGACACGTCATCAGGGGGGGCGTTTGGAGGAAGGAAACGGCTGGGAGGTGTGCAAGAATTTGCCGAGGGGGGGACGCTTGTTGCGGAGAAACCTACCCTGGCCCTATTTGGGGAATCTGGGCCAGAAGTCGTTCAATTTACTCCCATGAGCCAACTGAGCAATCCGGGCGGAGTTGACCCGCAACGAATGATAGTCGAGTTGACGGGGAGCGCACCTCCTGGAATTGGGACATCAGAACGAGACGCAATTGCGGCAGTGCTGTTATCTGCCCTGCAGGAAACAGGGGCTTTGAGCTAATGAGCGGCACGTATAAACTGGACGGGGCGTTATTCTCTCGAAACCCGCTCACCAAACCGTGGCAAAGACAGCAAATAAGTGTTCATGGCACCAATGAACCGATATTTTCTGACTTTTGGCAACTGGAGATGTCCTTTGGCTGGTTAACATCAGCCAGCGAAATGAACTTTTTTGAGAACGCTTTTTTGGATGGAGGCGAACACACAGCACAGCTACCCCATCCCCAAACAGGTCAACTAACCGGCTTTACCGGGGTCTATATCTCAGAATTTAGCTATGATTTTAATGACTACGAGCGCAATAAATACGCAGTTGGGGCGAGATTGGTGCTGGAGCATATCAGCCTGTCGGCCACGGGGACAGTTTAGATGAGCGGTACGTTTCGCCTAGACAATGAACTCTTCCCCAGGGACCCGCTGACCAAACGATGGGTACGGGAACGCGCCGCGACAGGTGGCCCAGGAGAGGGCGTTTTTGTTGATTTGTGGCGATTCGAAATGCGGTTCGGTACATTGGCCACAATAGGCGAAAGTGACTTTTTTATGAGAAAATTCCTTGAGACGGGGCTACACACAGCGGTCCTCCCCCATCCTGAAGATGGGTCCTTACAAACGTTCACCGGAGTCGCTATTGCCAATTACGGGTTTTCGTTCAATGATGTAGATCGAGATGCATGGGCCGTTAATCCGACATTGATTTTGGCAGCTATTCCGGTGGCGAGGGTGTAAGAACCCGATAATGTAAATATCAAATATTATTAATGGTGAAACTATGCAAAACCCATATCCGACTAAAATCTTTGACGCCAGGCCAGAGGGCCATCAGTCATTATCTGCGATTCCGCGATTTATGCCTGGCGATTATGATCGGCTACAAACTCATTGGAAATTCCGGATGCGCTTCGAGTATGGCTATGATCGGGCTGCAGAAGGGCAATTATGGTGGGGCATTGATACGATAGAGGTAAAACCTGGCCCCGCAGTTTTACAGCCCCAGGTCCGCAACTTAGATGGACAACTCATCACAGCGCCACCCGGCATCTTGCTCATGAATCACTGGCCAACTGCTACCATGCTTCCGGCAGGGGTTGATCCGCGCTATGCTGAAAATGCAGTTGCGGGATTCACCGAGGCTAAAGGCACTATCGGCTGGGG